GTTTGAAAGGTTCTCACCTGGAACGAATTCGGTATTATACATACATTCTCTTGTCCTATCCTTCTTGTTGGAAATATTGATAGTCTCAAGAATGTTATTAACGAATTCCTTATATTCGTCATTAAGATTTGGTTCAATACCAAGAAATTCAGCGGCATCAGTTAGACCGTTTACTCCAATCGTGAGATACTGTTTCTTCATTGAGATATAACCAGCACTGTAAACATCAAGCATTTTTGCGTTGTAGAAGTCCTTGATAATCTCGTTGAAAGCCCTTTGATACTTGTGAACCCTCTCTGTCAATTCCGTAATACCTCCAGCAATGTATTCATATAACCTGTTTTTATCGACAACTTTTGCTATATCAATTGAAGCACCATTTTCAAGTTCAACACCTTCTACTTCTTTGAAATATTTTCTTGTTGCGTCTTGAATAACTCTGTTAAGGTTAATTGTCATAACAGACTTTGAACCAGTGGCAACGGAAGCAGTACCCATTGAGAATTGGTGCGTCGTATGATTATGTTCTTCATCTAACTCGTTGTCTTTCAATGAGTTGCGCAATCTACAGCAACTTGAGAGACTATCAGGTGAATCGCTTAGATAGCAGAAGAATGAATGACCTTCTGACCACATTTCTGCTGTAAAGTCAGCGTATTCCTTATCAACAATGTCATGACCGTCAGTAAGCATTGCCATTGTTTCAACAGGAAATGTAAGAACATATTGTTCTCTTTCTTTATTGAACCATTTCATGAATTTCTTTTGAAGCCAAGATAAGGTTTCCCAAACTGGCTTTGACCCATCAGGGAATCTGAAATCACCGAACACCCCATTGAAATAGTTTTCATCAAAATAACCAACGTTCCAGAACACTGTTTGATAACCACGATTACCTGCTGGCATGTTCATTGAATGTACGACTTGCTGAAAACAATTTTCAATTACTTGTTCAAGTGTACGGCTTTTTTTATTTAATTCGACTTGTTTATCCAAAATGGACAAATAATTCTCTCCATAATCCTTACGAATGAAATAATCCATATACATAAGGAACTCAGGAGTTGCCACAGCCCCCATGAATTGTGACGACACTGAATAAACAAGGTTGATAAATTCTCCGCAATACGACTTAAGGTCTGTTGGCGCCTTCGATTGTCCACCAAGTGTCTTTAAACCATCTGTGAGGAATGGATACATCGTAATTGCAACACAATATGGGTATCCTGGGGTTCCAGATTCATCGTGTTTATAAAGGACATGCGTTTCAAGGTCTTTGATATACTGGTCTGCAAGTTTCTTAGAATAGAGCGTCTGTATTTTATTACGCATAATGTATCGGTTTTCCTGGATGTTCTTCCTCTTGTGTATTTCCTGTCCTAGGGTAACAATGTTTTTCTTTTCTACATTTGCGTTCGAATCGTATTTTGAACCAGTGGATGCGTTTGAGGCGCGAATATAATCACTTATAAAATCGTTGTCCTTTTTAAGTCTTTTGTTTTCTCCTTCAAGTTCTTCATATTTTTTGATGTAAGCCCTGGCAACTTTTTTGTTGATTGACATTAGTGCCTCTTCAACTTGTCTTCTAATCTCTGATGATGAAATATTGTCATAAATAAACAAATTTTTAATCAAAGAATCCAAAAGACCATCTGGACATTTTTCTTGGACTGAATCATAAGCCTCACAAATCCCTTTCTTTACTTTACTTGAGTTAAATTCCTCAAACGACCCATCACTTTTTCTGACTTCCATTATTTCTACAAAACTTTTTTATTTATTATTTTTTTTTTGTTCGAAACGGTTAACCATTTTCATTTTTTGATATCAAGTGTAGAAATAAATACACCGTACCAAATCAAAAAAATCCGAAAAAAATGAAAAAAATTGGCCACCAAAACGGATGTTGTTGATAGCCAATAATTTCCGCCTAAAAAAAAACTTTAGTGCTCCTTGTTGATTTCAATGAGTTTTTTTATTAGCTCATTTTTGCTTTTTTCCCTATTCTCGTTTTCCTCATACATGCTTTCAACAACATCAGCATTTTCCGTGGAAATCTTACAAGTTCCGTTGTTGAAATTAACGTCATGGAATACGGCTCCGCTCTTTCCTGCACGGTTCTTCAAGATTGCAATTGTTGCCTTATTCTCGTTTATATCCTCAATTGTCCTTGCTATTGACATGATGATATGTGCAATCTGCATTTTCTTAAATGAGCCACCAGCCTTTTCCATTGTCACAACCTCAGCATTGACGGAATCTTTTGTACCTTGCGATGGAATCCATATTGCTATATCAAGTTCTCCTGCCATTGCTTCAAACTTTCGCATTGTCTTTCCTTCGCGTTCCCACTCACTTGTTGTAGACCTATCGTTTTCATGCGCAAGACATTCAAAGTAGTCAACGATGACAAGGTCAGGTTTAAATCCGCTGTTTGTTAGCTTTTTAATGAAATTTCCTATTTGCCTGGCGGTCTTTTCTCCACTTGGAAAACGTATCATTCTAAGGTTTTCCTTTATTCTTCTCTTGCTCTCTTCATCCAAGTCATCTAGCTTCTTTTTGACCCGTTCGACCATGTCTGGTTTCGACAAATCTTTTGCTTCGACATCCGTAAGCCTTCCAATGTGTTTTCTCTGGATTTGTTTCACTCTATCCTCAAAGAAAATCTGGAGAACCTTAAAGTTTTTCAAGGCAGCATGTGAAGCCATTGCCGTCGTAAGTGACGTGTTGTGCGTAACAATAAAATCTTCAGTAAGATAAAGATGCTCATCAGAATCAACCATTATGCATTGTGCTTCCTTTTCACCAACATAGTCAGCAGAGACTATAAATAAGCCGTCCGAAAGCTTTGTGCGATATTTCACCCTTTCCTGTTTTCTATCTAGTCTGAATAATGGTATTGTTCTATCACACATACTTATTGTCACTCTGTATCTTTTACCGCATGCGATTTTTTTACCATATTTCTTATTATAATACGAGGAATCAGATTCAGTCAGACTAGCAAAACCACCTAGAGACCTCACAATAAATTGAACCTGTTCTGCCAGTTTTCTACTCTTGCTACAGAATTCGCAACTGCCATTCTTGTTTGCATGACCGTCCGAATCCATAAGCCCTTGTAAAAGCGCAATTCGGTTTTCCAGTGAGTTGAAAACATACTCACTTGGTATCTCCTTGTCAGGTGACTTACACTCAGGATTAAAAGACTCTTTCAGTAATGATTTTGTTTTACCGATAATATCAAATTGCCAGATATTTCGTTTTTCCCTAAAAAACGTATGCAGGTCTTCCTTAATTATATTTGATAATATTGGGTACACACTTGCATAGTCGGATTTTCCTACAGTTATTTCAGCCTTCTTATACGAACCATCACCAATGTAATAACCAACAAAATACGGGTCAAACTTTGTTTCTTGTTCATTAAATTCAACAGGTTTCGCAACAGGGACTTTAAAATTATACCGTGACGAACCGTTTTTTACCAGACCCTTATCCAATATTTCCCTTAATGTTAATGTCTTAAATGAATGGTCTGGCACGTATTTTTTGTCGTCCCTATTCTTTGAAACACCAGGTACATACTTTTTACCGCATCTCTGATACAATGAATTCACATTCCATAAATGTTCAATATCGCACTCGCAAGATGTTCCATTTGAGAAAGTTACCTTATATATTGGTCTTTTCCCTTGTGGAAACACACCACTAACAACATGTGCCTTTCCATCTGAGCCAATCACAAAATCGCCAACACACATTTCACCCATTAACTTAAAACCATTCGGTGTCAATATGCGGGAATCTAATGGCTGCGATTTGCCAAATCCCGAAGGCCCAATTATTACACCAAGCTCTCCCTTACCAAGACCACCTTCAAGAACATTATCAATACCTTCTATTCCAGTTGGGATTGCAGTTCGATAATCATCTGACAGGGTTTCGGACAAATGGTCAAAAACACCTTCACCGAAATCATTGTGCATGCCCTTTGTCATTGCATCATTCAACAAACCAACACATGCGTCATATTTTTCCGTGTCACCGTTTCCAGCAATCTTCAGAATTTCATTTGCTGTCTTGATGATGTTTTGCTGCCTGAAAAACTTCTCCGCAAACTCCCTGATTCTGTCAGACCCATCAACCTGCGTATTCATAACTTTATCAAGAACAGCGGCATATGTCTCAGATTCCCTGTCAGAATGAGAAATGTTGTTCAATTCAATTCCCATCATATCGAAGGAGGGGACACACCCCTCCTTCTCGTAATAGTTTCGCAGTACACCAACAAACGTTTTAAGGTTTGGGTCGGTGAACATGTTCTGGTCAATAATCGGACTTAAATCCTCGAAAAATGTATGATTTGTAATGAACTCATGGGCAAGTCTATATTGAAAGCTTTCACCTAAATACCCTAAATCTTTTCTATTTTGAGTCATAATCAAACATTTTTACAATTAGTACAAATTCTTGAAATATTCTTTTGTCTTATTCTTTAGCTCCTTTGCCCAGATATTCTCAAGCCTCTTATTCACTTGCTTGATATTGTAATCGTAACGCTTCGAATTGCCAGACTTTTTATATCCAACAAAATCTCCATCTTCATTGTACTCTGGTGTTGTTGTAGCATACACTTCTGATGTTGTATACTTTGAAAGATACTTTCCAGAATCACGAACATCAAAATAGCCAGAATCCTTCAGCTCTTCACGAGAAGGGGAACAAGCCTTGCAGATTGTCTTCGTTATTGCAAGAAGGATGTCTTGCTTATCCATAATCATCGCCCTAAGAAGCTCCTGGTCAAAAGTAAGGCGACCAGCATTTGCCTTAAAGAACGCCTCCTTCTCATAGAGAAACGGTTCACCATTGTCATTATAGACCTTTACATTCTTGTTACTAAGGTCAACACGCTCACGAATTTGCTTCGGGTATGCATAACCGTCCCAAATCTTACTAATAACTTCCTTCTTGTTGTCGTAGATGACAATCTTAAAGGTACATTTCCAAGGTTCGATGAGCGGTCGGTTAAATTCGTCATTCTCATTCACATAGTTAGGGTCATAATTGTACCATGTATAAACCCTGCTCTTTGATTTAAGGTCATCATCAATCATCTTGACAATGCCATCAACTGTTTCCTTGAACTCAAGGGTGTTCATGCTGTTCTCGATGTAGTTGAAAATCCTAAAGTTCCTACTACAGATAATGAAATCATTTACGAAGATTGTAAACTCAAATCTTTCTTCCTTGTAATCTCTTTTTTCGTTATTTTCCATAAATTTTTCAAAAAAAAGTTAAAAAAATAAAAAAACTAACTCTATAATTTCTCGGCAAATATATGTCTTTTCTTTTTAATATCCAAATTATTCGATGTTTTTTTTAAGAAAATTTTCATATCTTCTTTTTTCCATCATTATGATTCTGCCATATGGCGAAAACGTGTTTCCAAATTTTTCTTCATCAACTAGGTCGTTCATTCCATTTTCATATATAATATTGTATACGTTCTTTATGTCTCGTTCAGAAGTGTCTATCGGTACATATAGTGAATCATCAAGCTCATCCATTGATTCTTTCGTCAATAATGGTTCAGATAAATCTATTATTTTTCTATTCACTTCATATAGCTTATTACCTTGGCACCCATCGGTAACACCATTTATAATATTTTCAAGCGATTTGAGGGGTTTTTTCTTTTGACTCTTCCTCTCAGCCAGCAACTCTTTTGAACGGGCTATAATGTGCTCCAAATTGGTTTCTTCGTTAACGATTTCTGGGAATAGCTTAATGAGTGTTGACTGTCCTATCCCCTTTACTCCTTTTATGTTATCTGACTGGTCGCCACAAAGCACCTTCTCAAGGACGACGTTTTTGTGGGTAATACCAAGTATGTCAGATGAATTGTCTTTTGTGATGAAAATTTTCGTCCTTGGGTTATACACTATTACTGTATCTGATATTAATTGCGTTAAATCTTTATCGGACGAAACTATCACTGCTTTATCTTCTGGGTGCTTGTTGTGTACAATGTACGATATAATATCATCACCCTCTACTTTATCATATTCATGTTGCCTTATACAAAGTTCTTCAAGTATTGATTGAATGATAAACTTCTGCCTTTCAAATGATTCTTCATCCGTTTCCTTGTAATCTGTATTATCACTAAATCTCTTACTCTTTGAATAAGCTATTACTACCCTCGCATAATCGTTGAGTTTCTTATAATAATCGTTTTGCATTTCATAATGTTTGTCTCTATTTGCTTTATAATCCTTATAGTAGTTCCATCTTAGTACACCAGAACCTTCTCCGTCCCAACAAACAAAGCAATAATCAAAATCCTTCTTTAAAAGAACACCACCTAACATTTTGAGGAACATGAAAACTCCACCGTATTCAAGTCCATCTTGATTTTCTCTCTTGTCAACAAGAGCTATCTTAAGTAAATTGTTCCCATCAATCACAGCAATATATTGTTGTTTTCTGGTCTGAATGCTATTTGCTTCTGCTATCCTTTTTCTAACTGGTTGTTTCATGCTACAAATATATGGAAAATATCGCAATGAAACAAAGTAAATAAAATATTTATTTTAAAATAATACAATGAAGTTTAAATTTTAAACATGAGAAATATTGATATTGAGAAAATAGTAGAAGAAGCAATTAATGAAATGTTTCGTGGCAGTAGCGTTAAGTTATTAACTGAAGCAAAGAAAAAGAAGGACTCATCAAAATCCGATACAAAATATGTGACAAGGGCGAAAAAGGATTTGGTCAATAGCTTCCAAAAATACTACGACACGCACAAAGAGAAGACTGCTGAACGTGCCAAAAATGTAGGTATCGCTTTGGATAAAGGGGCAGAAAGAACTACATATGGCAAAGATGTTCTTGCAAAGAATAATAACTCTTATGAAGAGGCGTTAAGAAACATGTCCCCAGAAGTAAGGGATGCAATAAATGCGATGTTAAAGGTTGAAGACCCTAACACACCAGCAAGTGAACGTATGGCGTTAAACCAAAAATATGGTGGGTTCAGTGGTTTTCAGAGGTATCGTGATATTCTCGACAAATTATCTCTTACATCAGCATACGACCAAGAAAGGGCTGGAGAAGCAGGCACAGACAGAGCAATGTTTGGAACCAAATATAAGGTTGGCGATGAATTGTCAGATAAAAAACCAAAAAACTTAAAAGATATAACTGGTTTTGATTACGAAAATCTTGATTTAACCGACGTACCAGAGGTTGAAATTATAAAATATTTCAAAACTGGAACAAGAAAAGACCATCACCTTGACGAGGATGAAAAAAACCCAACGTATTCTCAATTAGCAGAAATGGCAAAGAATGGTAATGATGATGCATTGACTATTCTTAAAAATTTATTTTTCAAGGCAGAATTTAACAAAGTATTAAACAGCAAATTCGGCTATGATTTTCAAATTCCTGGTGCAATGTACACGTATGGAAACTCTAAACTTCCAAATGATACGCTTGTAATAAATTTCACCACTGCTCACAGGTGTCAAGCTTGGAAAGAGTGCCTTGTCGGGTATGCATGCTATGCACGTGGTTCTGAGCATAATTATGAGGGACTTCATAGAAAAAATTCAAACCTTCATCTTATGTGGCTTTCAACAAACGATGACCCAGAACTGATGATATCAATGCAAAGGGTCATAAAGATGTATCTTGTAAACCCAGAAGAAATGGCAGCTGCGCTTCTTACTAACCCAACCACAAAAAACAAATGGTTTGCTTTCCTAAGTAATGAAAAACAGACATTCAACCCAATTAACGCACAAACAAATAAATCAATGGAAATGCCAGAAGACCCAATACTTGGTATGAAAGAAGGAAAATCAATGCTTGGTATGGTGTTGGAAAACATTGAAGAAGCAGCAAGAAAGAATAGCTTAAAACAGCCAAAAGGCGCAAGGGCAAATCTTGCAAGCTACATATATGAAAACGATTGGTCTAAGATTTTCTCAAAATATGACATTGCTGCAATTAAAGCCAACCCTAAGTCGTTCAGGGCTAAATTTATCAGACTTAATGAGGAGGGGGATTTTATAGGACAATGGTTGCTTGATGCTTTTAATGAGTTTGCTGGAGAACTTAAGCTTCTCGGTATTTCAACGGCTGCATACACTTGTAGAAATCTTGATTTCACTAAAATACAGAACATTATCTTAAATGCTTCAACTCTTAATGTGGGAACAAAGGGAGAGGAAAACGGAAATGTTTCAAATGCAATAGCTAGAAGGTTCTTTGCCGTCAGCGAGGAATTATATGACAAACTTGAAGACACATATCTTCCTGGGAAAAATAAATTTAATTATGTTCCGACAATTGAATATGATGAGAAAGGAAATGAGAAGAAATCAAAGACTTGGGATGGCAAGACCCCTATTGTACCACTTCACAGACAAGGTAACAAATGGGCTGTAAAATACGCCCTAAAGCCGTATACGTTAGATGGAAATACAGCACCAGTTGAATTTAATGACAGGTTCGACGCAAACGGACCAACCCAGAAGAGAAGACTCTATTATAAGTGTCCCTGTGGAAGATACGGTGACGTTATTGGTGAAGATGGAAAGCCAATCAAGATGGACTGCTATCTATGTAGAATGTGCTACGAACCAAAAAATATGAATACTGGTGAAATATACGTCTTGGTGAAGGTACATGGAGATAACATTGATTCATTTAATATGGACAGGGCAAACTCTGAAAGAGGAATTAACGACACCATGTCAACATATGCTGAGGCGAGAAACATATTTGGAAACAGGTTGTCTGAAGCAACCCAAATGTCAGAAAAGGAGGGTCTTAGACTTGTTAGCGAAAATGTAGTTAATAGTGCAAAGGAACATATATCAAGTGTTGCTGATTCACAAGTTAACTCTATGCGGAACGAGAATAGGAATTTTAACAACTTCATGAACAGGTTAAATGAAATTGAAAATAAACAAAAAAAGGAAAGATTTGACTGATGAAACCAAGTGAAATTAAAACAGTGAAGGCAAAGAAGGCTCATTTTCTCCTTCCAGATTTCAGGGCGCTTATGTTCCTAGGAACTCTATATTGCAGAAAGAAGAGTGACATAGACATGATTAACAAATCTGATGCAATAGACAGCCAATTGAAATGCCATGAAACAATCCATGTCAGGCAGGCTGAAAATTGCAAGGATTCGTGGGTTAGATATTATGCTATTTATATATGGCAATGGGTCTGTAATCTTCCTCTTATATTTGTAGATTCCCATGCCCCGTATAAGTTCACTCCATTTGAAATTGAGGCGTATACTTATCAGGACGACATGACTTATCCGAATGGAGAATGCGACGCATGGAGAAAATTTAAAAAGCTGTCAATGAAGGAAAGAAAAGAATACGCGAAGAAATATTATTCCACTAGGAGATGGCCTATAAAGCCAATTTAGTCACACAAACAAAAATCCGCAAGAACCTGAACAATTCTTGCGGATTTTCCGTGCATGACATATTGTGTTACTTACCTTTTTTTCCACTTCCACACCTTCGTTCCACAGTCGTATATCCTGAATATTCCTCGCTCCAGCATTATTTCATGCTCGGTCTTATTCTTATCGTATCCTTCCTTTACAAGTTCTGATTTCCTGTATTTAAACCTGTTTTCCCTGGTCAGGTTGTCAACATAGAAATAATTCGGTCTTGAATCATGCGTATTCTCAAACCCAAGTATTTCATACAACTTTCCAGTTGCCCACCGTTTATCTGAATACGAGACAATCTCAGAAGGGTTATGTTCCTTCACAAAATGCGAAAACAGCTTTCCAGCACCACCTATAACATTGGTATTTATCTTATTACAGAACCTCACAAGTTCATACGACCCATCCTTTTTCTTTCCTCCCATGTTTATCCTCGGATTGCCGAATGTCATGAGTGAAACAAGTTCCCCGTTGTGAAACAGACCGTAATTAAAAGTGGATTGTGCATTCCCTTGTATATGATTATGTTTGAGAAACCTTCTCTTCTCCCTTGCATTCACCTCTCTCACTTCACAGTTCCTGGCATAAATTCTGTTTTCTATCTTTCCAAACATGTTCCTGAGCATGGACTTCCATATTTCACTGTTGTGAACCCACTCATCCTCGAATATGTGTATGAGTCTTACTCCCTTATCCTTACATGCATTGGTCTTCTCAATGTGGTAATTCTTTGGCTTATGTGTTTCATTATGCCACCTTAGTCCATCACACTCTATCCCGACGTGTTCTTCTGGAAGGTATATGTCAATCTCCCTACCTTCGAGTATTTCCCTGTTAGAATGTTCGGCACCTATACCGAGTGAGACGATGAAATCATAAACCTCCTGTTCCCATTTGGATATCTGACGGACGCATTTGGGGCAACCGTGGTCATTGATATGATTAAATGGTGTTTGCCAGAATTCACCGTGTTTGGGGCATATTATACATACTTTTGTATGGGCGTCCTTATATTCAACCTTTGAATAATCGTACTTGCCGTCATGAATTATTGATGCGGCAGATACGAAATCCATGGTGGTCTTAAACTTGTTCGCACAAAACGGACACCCGTGCCCCTTTAGGTGATTGTGCGGCGTCTGCCAAAATTCACCGTGTTCGGGACAAATTATGCACACTTTTTCATGGGCACCGTTATATTTAACCTTTGAGTAATCATACTTATTGCCGTGAATTGCTCTCGCTTCCTCTATAAAATCTTCAGTTGACTTAGTCTTGTTGATTGATTTTCTTTCATTTGCGCACTTAGGACACCCATCACCGTTAAGGTGATTACCAGGTCTTTGTAGGAATTCACCATGTTCTGGGCATATGATACGGATTTTTTCATTAGCTCCGTTATAAATTACTTTCGAATAGTCGTATTTGTTGCCATGTATTGCTTTCGCTTTTTTTATGAAAGCATCCATGGTCATTCTTTGCTTCTTACCTCTTTTTACACCAGCAATTTTAGATGCGCATTTGGGACACCCGTTACCGTTGATGAATGCCGCTGGACGTATTTGAAACAGTCCGTGTTCTGGACAAATAATATCTACCTTTGTTTTATTGTTTACATAGTTAACACCAGATAAATCATATTTGTCTCCGAATTTTTCCCTTGCTCTTGAAATAAATTCGTTCCGTCTGTCCTCAACACTGAAATATTTCGTCATCTTACTTACAAAAATATGTATTTTTCCATTAAAAAACAAATAAATCCCCACAAAATGAGGGGATTTATCGTTAGATTGCTTTCAAGTTATGCATAAGTGGTTTTGCCTTAAGAACCTCCAATAGCTTTTCGTTCATTGTTGCCTGTTTTTCCATAAGGTTCCATGGCGTCATTCTGTCAAGACGTTCCTTCAAATCATTAAGAACGGATTCCTTTTCAGACTTTCCCTGTTCAAGAAGCATCGAATAGTCCAATTTCATCTCAGCATTTGGGATGCGGACCTCGCCGCTTGCATAACCCCTGATGTTACCCAAAAGAATCTTAGCCTCCGCAACGAGAAGCCTTCTTATAATCTGTTGCGTTGGAAAATTCATCAACTCATATTTCATCTCAGAAAGAGGAACCTGGTCTGGTGTTATGATAACGTCATCCTTATTCTCAAGCATGCAGTTCATATTATCTTCCTCAGTACCAGAAGTCTCGTAGTACGTATACCAGCAATAGCAACTTGCGAATTTATTCCATCCCCAACTATCATCTGCTGCCACCCCACCTATCATGTTCTTTGAGCCTGGTGTTGACAGAAGATGTACGAGGTGCGTTCCGTTCGGTCCTGCCGTTACCTTATATGCAAGGTCTCCTCTAAGCAACGAGTTCTTATACTTAAGGTCTGCTGCCATAAGTGCAGTATCATATGCAGAGCCAACATAGAATCCAGTAAGACCCATTCCATTACCGAGGTTTCCGTATTGTCCATATCCTCCACCCATACCAGTGTCAAGTGTTCCAAGGTTACCATAGAGAGCAGCCTTTGTTGTTGATGGTGTAATATACATTACCCTGTTGATTTCACGACCAGCAGGTATTACATATACTTGTTTTCCTTTTTCAATCTGGAAAAAATCCTTTTTAAGTTCATAAGAACCACGCTGTTGAAGACCGACCTCACGACTGAACCATTCTGAGAACGGTCTACTCCAGTCCATTGTCCTCACCGTCATGGCATATGCCAATTCACTTGGGTTCTGGAATTGTATCATCTTCTGGTTCTGCATATTAAGCCATTGAACCTCAATTGTCCAGTTCTGAACCTTCTCGGCATAGTCACCAACAGCAACATCAAGTAATTCACAAAGTTGTTCATCCTCTAACTGTACAGGACGAATCGGGGCACCGAGCAAACGGCGAACCTTGAGAAATAATGCTTTTACTTCTTCACTAAGTACCATATCTTATTATTTCTTTTAGCGATTCATTTTCATTACTATAAATAGTTTAAATTACTAAAATATAACACTTTAATACAATATAATTGACCTGCATCAAAAATAAGTGTACTTTTTACAAATAACCAATCAAAAACTGTAATTTATTGATTATTAATGCTATATATTATATGAAGTTAAGTTAATAACAATTTAAAAGAAAGGGAAATTGACATGAAGAAAGTATTTGTAACATTGGTAATGATGCTGGCAGTGTTCTCTGGCACATATGCTGTAAACGTTGAGAAAGAAGAAGTTAAGGTGGAAAATGCTGAAATGTATATTTTTAACATTCACCACAATAGACTTAAAAAGACCCTTGAGTGTAACGATGAACAATCAGATTTCGTTGATTATGCAATTGATGAATTTGAGAATGACATGATGTTCGCATCAACCGTATCAGATTCAACCAGTCGTAACAAGGTGGTAAGGAATGCTCTGGAAAAGAACCTTAATCTGATGGGAATGGTGCTTGATAAGAAACAGTATAGAAAGTACTTAACACTTATAAACATCACACTTAAGAACAGAGGGTTTGAGATTAAGTAATAATAAGAAAACGGCTCAGGGTTTTGTTTCCTGGGTCGTTTTTTTTTTCTTCCTTTCCTATATTTATAGGATATATGAATGTTTTAAGCGAATTCAATAACAGGAAAAGAGGGGATGAGTTCTATACCCAGTATGCGGACGTGGAGAAAGAAATGAGAAACTACGACCTTGCTGGGATGGTTGTGTATTGCAATTGTGATAATCCAGAGACGTCCAAGTTCGTCGCATATTTCAGGGATAACTTTGAATCTTCTGGGATAAGGAGGCTTATGGCCACGTTTAACGGCCCGAATCCGTTCCTGTATGAATATGACGGCATCAATGAGAGAAAAACGCCAATAAGAAGTGGGTTGTTCCAGGATAACCTTGCATTGATAAGGAGATGTGACATCGTCATAACAAATCCTCCGTTCTCTGGTGGACTTCCAATTAAATTAATTCAAATGTTGATTGAAAATGGTAAGAAGTTCATCATAGTTGCACCGCTTTCATTGATTCAGAAGAAAGTTATATTCGAATATGTTAAGACTGGACAGTTGTCCATCGGAAATAACACCCTGAGGCATTTTGACACACCTAGCGGCTCTTCTGAGAAGATTACTGCTGTGTGGTGGACAAATATGCAGGTGAACAAGGAAAAACTCAGTCTAACGAAGAAATACGACGAAAGACTATATCCAAAGTATGACAACCTCAATGCCATAGACTCAAGAACAAATGATATTCCAGGTGATTATCCAGGTTATATAGGTGTTCCAATAAGTTTCATATTTAGGTTTAATCCATCCCAGTTTGAATTGGTTGGCATATTAAACCACCCAAAGATTAACGGAAAGAATATGATGTCAAGAATTATAATAAGGAACAGGAATATAAGGGAAGGAATCAAGAAGGTAAGGATAACAGAACAGGCTTTTGAAAGGATAATGAACGACATATGTGAAAAATAACGGGTGACAACGTTGTATATCACTAGTAAATCCAAATGAATTACACCTGATTCTCTGTAAACCCAGTTAAGTATAGTTGTATATCGCTAACAAATCTAGATGAATTACTCCAAAATGTCATCAACCATTGATATATAGGAGTTGTATATCATCAACAAATCCAGATAAATTACACTTTTGTTCAGAATGCCACAGACAGGAACACTGTTGTATATCACTAACAAATCCAGATGAATCACACCCCAACCTGTCACTTTCAATCTCCATCGCTTGTTGTATATCATCAACAAATCCAGATGAATTGCACCTTGAATAAGGATGATGTGAAGAGGATTTGGTTGTATATCATCAACAAATCCAGATGAACCACACCAGGTTTTCCGTAATATCATTACACCTGAAAATGTATCCCAAAAATCGCTTTTTGGTGACGTTTAAACCACTGTTTAAACCTTTTTCTGATTCATCCTACCACTACTCCTTAGTATATTGTCTCCAATTCTTTCGTCCATAGTTGGGTAGTCCACAGACTTAACATTCCCCTTACACGGGGGTAGGGTTATTTTTACTGTTTTCCTTCAGTTAATATTCTATTTCCCTCTTCTTTTATGTTAATTGCGGCATTTATGTCCCTGTCATGATATGTTCCACATTTAGGACAAACCCATTCTCTAACATTGAGGTTCTTTACCTTTTCGTTTTTATAACCACAATTGGAACAAATCTGAGAACTCGCAAAAAACCTATCAACTTCTACAAGATTCTTCCCGTACCAATCACACTTATAGGTAAGTTGCCTCTTCAGTTCTCCCATATTCGCATTAGACACTGATTTTGCAATATGATGGTTCTTAACCATCCCCTTTACATTAAGGTCTTCAATTACAACCGTGTCTATTGAATCGCTCTTAGATACATATGAGGAAATTTGATGTGTATTATATTGTCTCTTTCTTGCAATCTTATTTTGAATTTTCGCAATTTCATCTTTTAATTTAATATAATTTTTGGACGGTTTTTTAACATCAACATCCTTGTTATACCTCTTCGAAAACCTCTTTTCACCAGTTTTAATTAACTTTTTCTTGGAGAGTTTCTTTTGAAGTCTCTTAAGCCTTTTTTCTTCTTTTTTTACGTTGATGGTTTTAAATTTGGTGCCATCTGATAAAATAGCATTACCGTCATTTTTTATTCCCATATCGACACCAATGGTACCTTCGTTTGTGTGGCCTTTCGGTTCTTGCTTAACAAATGTATCATCAACAAGAATTGAAACCTCATAATAGTCATATGATTTTTTTGAAACGGTGATGCTTTTCATTACACCATTAAACTTGCGGTGAAATATACATTTTACATGTCCAGCCTTTCCAATTTTGATTGTTTCATTTTTAAAATCAACAATGTCCTGACGTTTTTTATTTACTTGTATCGTATATGAATTACTATACTCTGCTTTTTTGTATTTTGGGAATCCTCCTTGCTTTTTTAAAAATTTCTTAACTGCGCCATCAAGGTATTGGCATGTATATATAAGAGATATAGCATCGGCGCCATTAATCCACGATGTTTTTTCTTCTTCTTTTAATAAAGGCAATTCCCTCGCTATTTTGTATTGAGCACTTGGAATTTCATCCTTTTTTTCTTTATTTTTATTTTCGTCGAAAACTTTTTGAATTTTTTCAAGCGCATAATTCCAAAACCAACGATTTGCCGCAAAACAAATAGAAAAATGTTTCTTCTGTTCATTTGTAGGATAAATTCTGTATTTGTATGCTCTTTTCATTAATTTATCTTTTTTTTTTTCTTGAACTTTAACAATTTCTCTACAAATATATGACTAATTTTTCAAACAACCAAATATTTTGCAAACTTTTTCGCCCTATATATCATTTATCGGTAAAATAACAACCTCAACTGGTTCATCGTCGTGTGTCAAATCTTTAAAACCACGAATAACCACATCATTGAGTTTAATTGCATTTATGCCGTCAAATGAATGATTGATGATGGGTTCCCATTCAAAGACCCCATTGTCATATAATCTCTTAAAAGGGAGATATGCAGTCATCCATAAGTCATTTTTCCTATCCCTAAAAATGTAATTGGTTTTCGATTTTAAAGCCGCTTTATTCTCCTCCATACTAAATTAAATTCTATCTCCAGCATCCTCATGCTCATAATTAATTGCATCACGCAAAAACTCATTTTGCCCACTCAAACACTTAATTGCATTCGCAAGATGCGCATCAGACATGCTCTTAATGGCTATTTTATCTCCATTCTTGGTAACCCACTTCAATTCACCAGTATTTCTTCTACGGAGCCACTGTTCAATTAATAGGTCTTTTAATGTTGCGTTCATAACATTTTCAGAAATTTAAATATCCAGTACCAAGCAAGACCATCTATAAGTATGGAAATAACACTGCCAACCACATTTGGAAGACTGTCTTTATCGAAATCGTTATATTCGCATTTATAGATATGAAATGCCCTAAATTCCAGAAAAATCAATAATACAGATAAAACAAATAATAATGCGTCCATAATTACTAAAAAACATTTCTTTATTCCCACCAGCCACCATAGCCAGTTCCATCAAACTTATTAACCCACTTATTGTAATCCTCGTAATCAAGATACGGACAAACACCCTCGAAATCCTTATCTTCCTGCCCCCTCAGAATCCTAACAATTCTATTCAAAACTTCTTCTCGCCTTTTGATGTATTCTTCGTTATACTCTTCTGATGAAACTGTGAGTTTATTACCATTAAAGAAATCTTCAAAACAACCGAAATCATTGTCGTTTGAAAGTTTTCTTAACTGGAGCACAAGTTCGTTGATTGCATATGACTTCTTTGTTGCTGCCCTTTGTTCCTCATGTCCGTTCTTAATCTGCTCTGACAACAATTCAAGTGAACGTGCAAACATTTCAACACAATAGGCAAAATCCCAAGACCTGAAATTCCATAGTTCCTTCCTGAAGTTCCAGAGGTTTTTGAACAGCCATTTCATGTTGTGATACCAATCCTTCGGCTTCTCCCAAAGATAATACTTAATATTAAACAATATGTCCATATTTTTATGCGTTTTATGAAATTCTGGTACAAATATATGAAAAAAATGGGACACAAACAAATTTAACAGTTAATTTTTCCATTATAATCGGACAATTTCATGTATGTTTCCTTCTTTAACATTAGATTTACTGGTTTTTCCCTGTATTTTTCAGAATACCTGAAAGCAACATCGTCTATAAAATCCTTGGTTGTGACACATCCATTCTGTCTTATCTTTTCATCTTGTCTGCCAAGGCGTTCAAACGTCCATCCTTTCTTTTCGAGGAAAGACAATATCTTCTTCCTGGATACAAGCGCCCACTCAAGCTCATGTATATTATCTTTCCTTATCATGTCACTATTCCACCTTTTAGTTTCAGCATCATAAGGTATATCAGCCTTGTTAATCCACCCAAAAAGATAGTATTCGGTTATTTTTGATGTATCTGTAAACCATCCGCACATCCTGTTTCCAGCCTTGTTTATGAAGGAAAGTTCTAGTGTAAACGTTCCAAGATTCCTGTTTGCCTGTGTTGAAGCAACCTTCTCATCAACCACGACTCTGGTCAATTTTCCGTCTGCCGTACTTAAAATTACATCAGAACCAGCCACTTGTTCATTTATGCCATCCGTCCTTGCAAATTCCTTGATTATTTCAGTATTTTTATAAAGATGTTCGTCAAGAAATGCAGCGACCTCACGTTCAACCAATGAATCGTTCTTTCTATTGTCAATCATAACTGCTTTAGGAATTTAAAAATGGGCGGAATGCATATCCCGCCCAAAGTTATTAGAATTTCAAATTATCCGATGTAGGCTCAATTTTATCATCTGTAGAAGGGTCTTTTGATGATGGATAAGGGTCTTCCTCATTAAGCCTCTTTAAGTCCATGCCAAGCCACATAACTGCTTCCTGAAGCTTTGTGATAGACAGACTTCTTTCCCTGCTTGAAGGGAGCATCTTAATCTCCTGAATCTTCTTATCAAGTTCTTTTCTGAGTCTCTTGTTTTCAACGATTTCATCAGTCCTTGTGAAACCGTTGCAGTTAACCTCAACTATATCATCATTAGACACCTTTCTGCTTTCTCCATTGCAATCAATAAAAATAGCGTTAGCTGGCTCAAGATTTAATGGGTTATACAAAATGGCAGAGTTTATTACTTTATGCTCCGTCCCATCCTTCATGATAATTACATCACCTTTTTTAACTTTTTCTAAATTCATAACTTTTTTTTATTCCATTATTCATTTTTCCTTATTCATCAGAATCTTCTTCACCAAAGGAGATATCATCCTCCGTTATCTCTGAGACATTACCCTTGTCAGCCATTTGCTGTGACAACTGTTTGATTATCAGACCAATATGTTTCTTCTTGTAATCATCAAGAGCGTTCTCGGACACCATACCATCTGGAACACAGCAAAAAGTTCCTTCATATGTTAGGCTATAGGGCGCGTCCAATTGATTTTTCACCACCTTAATCTTTGTAATAAGACCGTAGGTGTATTTCTCACCCTTACTCGTTGCCGTAAGTCTCTTCGTTGCAGCGGAAAGCGTTCCTCCAAGAAGAATTGTAAGTCTGCTTGCATAAAGAAGTCCGTTTCCTCCCTTAAACTTAATTGACGGTGCTGCCATCGGTGCTGACATGGAGTCAAGCCAAACCTTGTTAATCGCAACAAAAGTGTTTGTGTATGGGCTGGAAACTTTCTTTGACGACGGAATCCTGTTATTGAGAAGAATATTGAATGCTTCCTGTAACGCCTTTGCATCCCACATTGAATTGCTTCTCTGGCTCATCAACGAAGCAAACGAAGGAATTGAACCAACAGAGTCCCAAATGAACAACAGAGGTTGTTGAATCTTTCCTTCTTCCTGATAATCAAGAAGTTGGTTTACACACATTGCTATATCCTCAATTACTGGAAGCTTTCTCTTCTTCGTGACTGTCTTACCTTGTGCATGGTCAAAGTTTCCAAATTTCTCAGCAAGTATCTGACTATCATAGTAAAGGAATTCACCCTCATAATCAATGATTCTATTCTCGGTTACATATGATATTTCACCAGTTTCCTCATCAACCTTCTCAACCTCAACGTCACCATATACTGGAGTTGCCCTCATTCCGCAATCAATGGCGAATTGGAAAGAGAAGTTATTTTCAGTCTCAATGATAACTGGCAGAATTCCTTGTCTTTGAGCGGATGCAATAAGGCAGTTCTTTAATAATGATTTTCCAGTGTTTGAATGTCCGTGGATAATCGTTGTAACTCCCATTGGAATACCTGGTAGCTTCGTAGCCTCGACAAACGCATCTGGCATTGATATGAACTCCTGAGGTTTATCAGCACTTGACGTAACAAGGTTATCCTTCGTAATGTTAAGACCTAGTTCACTCTTTAAATCTTTAATGCTTGGTCTTTTAAATTCTTTCTTTTTAATAGGTTGTTTCATATTTTTTGTTTCAGATTTCGCTGTTTATTTTCTCTTCTTTTTCCTTCACCATTTCCTTCCAGCACTTTCTGCATATTGGTTTATATTTTTCATCACCACCTATGTCAACCTGGACTCCGTCAATGATAATCTCTCCGTTCGAATCAAATCTAGCATTTATGCATTCCTTTCTTTTTCCACACACTCCACATGTCGCCTTTATCTCCTCTATATCATCAGCAAGCTCAAAAAGTCGTTTAGAGCCAGGAAAAAGTTTACCTTGGAAATCAGTCCTAAGTCCATAGCAAATTACATTCACGTCAAGAAAATCTACAACATCAGACAGCTGTGTAACCTGTCTTTCTGTCATAAATTGACACTCATCAACTATGACCCATACTAGATTCTTCAATTCTGCTGCCAAAGCATTCCTGTATGCCTTTATTGCTTTGTATAGGTTCACATCATCACCGAACGTAACGCATTTCCTTTCAATTCCAGCACGTGACCGTATGATGCCATCTCCATCCCTGTTATCAACTGATGGTTTTAAAACCATGATATCTATTCCCTTATTTTCAAGGTCATATGCTGTAGTCAATAACCTTAGGGACTTAGATGACGCCATCGGACCGTAAAAATAATATAATTTCGCCACTATCGAAACATTTAAACAAAATTATTAAAATGGTAAATCATCATCTTCATTGGTTTGTTCTGTTGAACCAGTGTCGAATTTATTTCCATCGACAACAATGTCCTCTGAATTGACTATTTCCGAATAGTCCTTCTTCTTTTCAGTGTACTCTTCATTGATACGTTCTTCCTCGTCCTTTTTCTTGATTGCGTCACGCTCTTCCTTGTCAACGTACTTTTTCTCTTCCTTGTCATACACTGGAACACCTCCACTGGCAACAATTTTCATGTAATCATATGACTTAATCGTATACACCTCATTCCACTTCTTTGGGTCATTAATCCATGACATGCCAAGCTCAAAGTCATCTGTTAGAGGAGATGGCATTCCTTCATCGACAACCTGTATTGAAGTCTTATTGTTGGAAGTTCTTGTTAACGTAATAATCAAGTCCATTCCATTATTAAGGTCAAAGATTGAATAGTTATTACCCTTCTTAGCTGCGCTTGCTGCTCTTTGGTTTGCAAGGTTTATAATCTTATCATAAACGCCGTCCTTGTTTTTCGATGATGCTGGGAACATCCAGAATTTAACTCCATCTTTTTCGTTGTCTCTGTCAATGCAACGTACAATCCAAGATTCCTTTGGTCTGTTTGAAAACTCAATCTCATTGTATTTCTTTTTCTCTGCCTCGTTCGTCGATGAGAATCTTGCTTCTCTTGCAAGCGACGACAATTCACAGAATGGACACTTATCACTCCAAACCTTTCCATTTTCATCCTTGTTTTTGGCTGGGCAAATAAATGTCTTCCATCCACCAGAGGCGACGGCTTTATTCACTCTAATCGTGTGCGTAATAACTTTGAAAAACGGGCTACCACCTTCTGGGGAGAACGGAAGTAACCTAATGGTCATTGTTTTTTGTTGTTCATTATCTTCTAATCTTGCAGGAAGATAATTCTTTGCATTAAATGCTGTTTTCTTGGTGTTTGAAAACTGGTTTTGCTCTTCTTGATACTGTCTATTAACAGCCTCTGCGTCAACGTTGACGCTAAAAACATTGTTACCCATAAAAAAATGATAAATTAAAAAAAAATTATTTTAATGTGGGGATACTTCCCCACTAAAAGTATATACTGTATTATAGTACAAAAATATGGAAAAAAATATTAAAAAACAAGTTTTTGAATTAAAAAAAGTTAAATTTTTGGGAATTTATTTTGAGCATCCCTAAGCTCAATATCATCAAGATAATTATTCTTTGAGTCTTCACTGTTATAGAATTTTTTACCATCTATATTTTCAACTTCACTTTGGAACTTTTCGCCTTGTTTAATTTTCGTGTCAAGGATTGCCTGTATTGCATCCGCATATTCCTTTATCTTATCTAAATGCGGGTTTGTTTTCATTTCATTTTCCTTAGACTCCCATTGTACTGTATAGATAGCTTCTTCAAGCTCTCCATAAAACGAATCAAATGCGTTGTTCAGATGATAGAAAATGGTATCCAACCTTCGGCTTGCGTTATTGACTGTGCCGACGCTTATTTCATTCATAAGCGCCGACCTAAGTCTTTTGTATGAGTTTTCGTTCAGTTTTACTTTTTTCATCCTTATAGATTGAATAATTTTTCAAGTGTCTGGTTATCATCGTCATCAAGCTTAAAGAAAGTGTCTGCAATATCCTTTGATGGGTTATCCACATCATTGTTTGTGATTACATATTCCTTCGTAGTTGGTTCACTGTTATCAGCATATGCTTCATAGCCACCTTGTGCTGCTTTCTGTTTCCAATAAGCATCTGGTTTCACATTGAATGGATATGAATCCAGCGAACGCAGGTTCAGCTTCTCTGTCTGTGTTGGATTTCTCTTTTCAAACTCAGCCTTTAATGATTCAAGTTCGTTATTGTTTGCATCCAACGCACTCTGTAAATCGCCTATTTTATCGATAAGGGACATTATCCTACTATCTACCTTAGATAAATCCCTTCCAATCTGGTTTTGTTTTACGTTAAGTTTATCTTCAGCATGTGTGAGCCCAGCGATGTCAATAGTGTTGCCATCGTCTTCTGGTTCATCGGTACCACCCATCATATCTGGTGCCTCCATAGCGTTAGGGTCTCCTCCCATCATGCTTGGGTCTCCCATGGCATTAGGGTCTTGTTCCATACCAGGGTCTCCTCCCATATTAGGGTCACCTCCCATGGCAGCGTTTGGGTCACCGCCCATAGCATTAGGGTCTCCCATTGCGTTAGGGTCTTGTTCCATACCAGGGTCTCCTCCCATCATGCTTGGGTCTCCCATGGCATTAGGGTCACCTCCCATATTAGGGTCACCAGCCATATCAGCGTTTGGGTCTTGGTCTGCGTTCTCGTCATCGCCTTCTTCACTGATTACAGCCTCTTCGGTTGGGATATATGCTTCTGAGAGGCGCATGAAATGGTTATGTGCCTCCATAAGATTATTTTTCTTAAGGTATTCGTAGTTTGTCATGTTGATTAGTCATTCAAAAGTTCCTTATTATCTTCTGTCAGAATGGTTCTTGAACTCTCGGTTCTCTCAATGAGACCCTTGTCTTTCTTAATTCTCTTTGGTTTTTGTGTATCTCCGTCAAGAATGCTTTGTGCCATTGCTACTTTCTCGTCTGTTGTCATAACACTTTTATTTTTTTGTAAATTATTTTCTGACACCACATAATTGTTTTTCTTAATCTGAGGCGTCATTGTATTTATGTGCTTAATAATAAAACGTCCCATAGAATCTACTTTACATATAAATAGTATATATCATATTTTTTTTACTTAAAAAATATAGACTTGTCGTCTATCTTTACTATCTTTGAAACTTTCAATTCACCATTCGTCTGTATAATAAGTGTATCTTTATAGTCGTCCCAATTGATAATAAATTCGTTATTAGGCACATCTCCGTCGTTCAACGTGTCTATTAGTTTGTTAAGGGCATTTATTGAAAATATGCAGCCATTCTTAGTGTGCATGACGGTAGAATTCTGTAATTTTCCTATAAATTCGTCCTTATTGTTTGTCTTAAATGTGGCCAAATATTCATACCGATTCGTTTCAATATGATAAATAAAGACCTTGTCAATGTTGATTCGGTATTGATATTTCAGTGTTTCGAGAAATGATAGTATCTTATTCTTTTTAACGAAAACACCAATAATCAAAGTATTTTTGTTCATGTTATCATTTGTTGTCTATGAAACACGGCACTGCGTATTTCTTATTACCTAGAAATTTCTCAAGTTTATATATCTTCCAATCATTACTGGAGAATGTTTTTAGGTTTGCATTTTCATCTATTCTCTTTAGTATTTTTTCTGGGTTAATTTTGCAATATTCAAGTTCTACCAATGAAATGCCAATAATAGTCTCTCCATACATGACATAAAGAATATCATTACTAATATAAATATTCCTTTTATTCTTAGAATTTAGTATGTTGACAAGTTTTTTTGCTTTTCCAAAACCAATATGAAATATACTTACAAATTCATACTTGCAATCTGATATAGACTTATTCTTTACAAAATCATAGAATTTAACTAAATCAGTTTCAAGTATTGAACGGTTCTCTGTTCTAGTGAATGTCCAAAACACGTTCTCACTGATTCTCCTGTCAAGAATATTATAACCATCAAACTGTTTTGCCAAATTCCACCCAACAATAAGAGTTGGCTTTGTCAGGTCGGCATCTGATATATCAGTCACCTGCTTGACAAAGCCATATACTCCACTTAATTTTTTTTCCGTAACAATATATCCTAATATTTTCATAACAATTTTATAATAGCCATTGCAAATATATGGACTTTTTTGGAAAAAAACAAATTTTTTGGTTATCCCTTTCCAGAACCAGCGTAACGGTAAACAACATACTTATTGGAAACACTTCCGCTAATCCTGTTATAATTCTGTTTAAAATCAGAAACCCATTGATTACCGCACCACATGTCTATGTGTCCGTATTTATGTCCATCACATCTATCATGTACTGTGATATCTCCGAGGCATTTATCTTTATAATCAGCATTTCCACCTGTCTTGATTGTTCCACTATGTATTGCCTTGAAACCGTTTTTTATTAAATATGGTCCCATATCGGCAGCAGCCTCAATATCAGTTTTAGGAAAACCACCTTTATATAACGCCCTTTTCACATATGCATTGCATTTGCCACCTTCGCATTCAGAACGTTTTGTATCTATGAAATCTGGGTCTGGATTTGGAGAATATGGAGCACCAGGCTTACACTCTTTTGACGGGTAACCATTTACATTATCCTTTGCAACTTTAAGGAGCCAATTTACCGATGTAGTCACGTTCCAATCTCCAATTTTACCACCAGATAGACCACATGCAACATCTTGAAGTGGTATATTATTTGTATTTATCATATCTTCACAATCATTAACATAAATATCTGATTTATTGATGAGTTTCTGGTACTGTGGGAATTGTGGAAGGTCTGTTCCATTGAAATCCCTGTGGAATTTTTTAACTAAAGACTTTAGGAATTTTTGGTTGAATATCGTATGGTCAGTACCATATGTCACACCATAATTTTTACCCTTGCCATCCACAATATACACAAGCTTATCTTTTGGTTGGACATTAAGCTGAACAATCGCATCAATGCACACTGGGTCTTTGTTAAACTTGGTATCGTCTTCATAAATCCACCACAACTCTTTTACGTAATCATAATAACCTTGAAGGATAATATCGAATACAAGTGGAAGTTTATCTCTTTCCTTACCTTCCTGTGTTATTCTTATATACTCACCTCTTCCATTATGTGCCTTCACATATTTAAGATTGACTTTTCCATTATTGGTGGAATTGACAGTCTTCTGGACACAATTCATAAATTCGGCGTATAAATCATCCTTGCTCATTTTGTCTGGCTTGGTGTTCTTGGGAACGGTTGATGAAGCCTGTTTTTTGTAGTTATTGAAATAATACCTTGCTTTCTTTTTTCTAGTATCGTCATCAGCCTCACTTTCCCCTGGTCTTTCAAAAAACTTTCTTACAATATAAGCAGCATCTTCTGGCGTCTTAGCCGCCATTAATTGATTCCTGTGGCTCTTTGCAACACTTTCATTTGACCACTCATAATCAATGTACTCAATCTGGTTACCAAAATTAGGTTTGTTGCCATATTTTTTAAATAATAATTCTTTTCTACCACCAACACTGGTCCATTGACATAGTCCGTATGCGCCTATTCCGTTTACTACATGTAATTGCCATGTACTCTCCTTGTAAATGTTTCCACATATACCAGCGGCTGCTTCTTTTGTAAATCCGTATTTTTCCATAAGAAGCTCCATGGCTTTAGGGTAGAGAACACTCTCGTCACCAGTAATATCCAAATCACTGCTCTCAAATAGGTTATATATCTTATAACCGCAATCATTATCGACATCTGCGTATCTTTCCTTCTTGCTATCAATACTATAATCTGTAGAGTTCTTGTCAAGGTCGTCCGTGAATACATTTTCGATAAGCTTGTTGGAATTCTTGCTCATCCTGCATCCAGTGAACGTGGTTGTCATGTTTCCTGGGGTTATGCTATGTGTCACTTTCATAATCATATAAGACCCCTTAAACATCGGAACGTTTGTCAAGACAAAATACATCATCGGCTGCACCCATGCACAACCCATCATTTCAACGGTACAAGTGTACGATTGTGTGGCATATACATCATACATGTCCTGTCCCTGCACACCCTTCGAAGTGTCTCCGTTTGCAGATTGCAGTATCACGTGTTTTGCAATTATAGATTGCTGTGTTGCAATTGGGTTTGACATGTTCACATTTACCTTCTTGAAATAGTTCTGATACTGTTTTCCATATGACACGCCGAATGCTGGTATATGATACCACATATCTTCATTATCTCCCCTTGACCTTATGGCTATCGGAGTATAACTTTCATCGTTGAGCATAAAGCCATCATCCTTAAACTCTCCGTTGTTAATATCCAAGTTCTTTGAAGGTTCATATGGATACACGACGACAAAATCTGGGTGTCTCTTAGGAGAAGGCATACTATTGTATGGTATTGGCTTAAACATTTTCATCATGTTGTCTTTTTGTGACATGTCAGCGAAATTTTGGATGCACAGCATCATGCATTTGTTGTCACTATATATGTCAGCCATAAATCCAAGCATCATGACACTTACGTCATTTGAATTTAATAGTTGTGTCAGTCTCCCAGCGAGTTTTCCAACGTTAATTAACAACCTGTTTCCAACTTTATTGTAATATGAATCAATAAAGTGGAACAAGTGACCACCACCATTCAATGCTCTTACTTCCTCAGCATCTTTATCTTTATCGAAAAAAGTTTTCATGCTCCATGAGGACTTTGAGTTTGTCGGAATCCATTTGTCATATAACAGTTTAAGATATCTATACAATTCAATCTTCATTTCTTCCGTTGTCTTTTTTGCTGATTTTGCCAGTTTTAAAACACCGTTGTTATCAATGACATCCTCTTCCTTAAATTTATGCAAAACCCTTAACTTATCAAGAAATGCAGAAAAATAAGTATCAACCCATGATGGGTCGAATTCCACGTTTGGTGTGTGACTACTGATTTTTGCGTTGTAGTTCACATTACCTTTTGTTATGAGCACCATCGTAAGAAGGTTTTCCGTCAAACTTTGTACCATCTCGTTATTTTCATCCAGCAAGCGTCGTTTTTCACCATATTTAGCCAAATATATTTCACTTTCTGGGTTTTCCATGTGTTTAAGTATGGTCTTGAAGACTTTTCCATCATTATCAACCCAATCTTTGAAATACTTCGCATAAGCGATTCTTGCCAACGGAGACATTCCTTTTATGAGCATCGACATTATGGATATGTGCTTTTTGGTATTAATGTCATATATTTTTGTTTTTGCTGAATCAGATAATGGTATGTATGAGTCAATGGTCAATCCCTTTCCGTTTTCTTCTGGTAACTCTATGCTATAAGTTGCATTTGCGTAAGTATATATGGCAGCACCAATCTGCAATATTGCAAGTCTTGGAAGATAATTGAATACCCTTGACGTTGGTGTTTTACCGTCATAACTAACAGACATATACTTATAAACATAATCATAGTCTATGGCTTCTATAGTCTGTATTGCAAACGCAATTCTCTTTGTTTCATATTTGGCACTATTGAAGTTTTCATCACCCATGAAAAGACTTCTATCATGAACGAGGCAATGTTTTCCGTCCTTTGCTATAATTCCCCTCATTTCCGTTATAGTCTTATCACTGAACGATGATTTATCAGCAAATGAAAAGTAATTTTCTGACACGGCACCATAGGTATCTTCTTTTGAACCTCCTTTTGTTAAAACCCTTTTTGCATTTGTCTCTTTATATTTTACCGTAAACGGCTTTGTTTCTGCATTTCCAAAATCTTGTAATGCCCCACTCCTTATCACACCAGTTCTTTGTTTAACTACATTCCAGTCACTCAATAGTGGGTCTCCACCATCTTCTGGTATCTTAACACTTTCAGTTATTGCGTCATAAATCTTTTTGTAGTCTTTTTGTTCCGTATCATCTGGTGCGGAACTTGCAACTATACTATTAACAAAATTATGGTCATCTGAAAAGAACACAGTATTGAAAGCAGTTTTATTACCGCTATACATGAAAGTGTTGAAATCAGTGTTAGTAAACGCTTCTCTTCTAACCGCAAAGTTTTCTACCTCGACACTCTGTTTGTTGATATTGTTTTGTTTCTGACTGACAAAAACCCTATAGTCCTTTTCAAGTTCTTCAAACGTACCTCCTTGAATTGGGTAATACCAGTCTGTCTTATTTTCATTTTGGAACAAGTTCAGCCAGGTTCCTTTTTGATATTTCAAAGTAGAAAATAAGACCCTGTTCTTGTTCTCTTTGGTTGCCCAAGGAACAATCCTCCCATCTCCATACAGTGTTTCGTTATTGAATAGAAGTCTCTTAATCTTATCAATTGTCAATGTTGACGAACTTTCGTCATGACCAAGTGCCTGTATAAGTGTCGGGTTGTTGAAGACGGTTGTTTTGTGGAAATTTATTGCTTCAATCTTTGCAATCTCCTTTGTGTCTGGTTTTTTGCCCATTATTCCACCAAGCCTAAAAGAACTTATGCTTAGAATATCAAACATTCTAATCGCAACCCTTCCTATGAATGCATCCAAATCGTTAAGTGTTTCCTGGTCATTACCGTAAGGTGAAGAATTAATAAAGAAATCGTATGAAGTTATTGGACACGGAACCAAACATCCGCCTTCTTTTAATTCAAGACCTCTTGCGTTGTCTTCCGCAACCCTATTACTATTTTCAATCAAACTAAGAACTTCATCAATTCCGTTAAATAATCCATCTATTATATCAACTTCCCTGAACCCTATACCATCATTGAAACTGCCAACCCAAGCATCTTCGCTCCTGGTTATGTTATCATCACCAGTGACTTTTCTGGTAATACGAGGAAATGGCGGAATATAAGTGTCATTTTTGTTGGTATCCTGAATATTTCCGTCTTCTCCTCCAGTTACCCCAAGTTTTTCTAATGTGCGTTCTTCGTTTATTATTTCATTCGCAACGCCATACATCATATCCATAAAGGTCTCGAAATGAGCCATCATGATTCTTGTGAAGTTTTCGATTGAAGGGTAGAAGTCCATTTTTCTCATCATCTTGTCGTTTAACTCTTTCAATCTCCTCTCCTCGTTTTTCTGGGAATCACTCTTGTTCATTTCCGCATTAAGCGAATTAATCCTTTCTTTTATGAATGAATAATCAACTTGTATAATGTATCCATAAACTAATTGCCCATCCTCCTTATTGACTTGCTTGATGGTTTTTACAGTTTGGTCAAAAATAGAATCACTTAACTCATTTCCATTACTGTCAACATTATGGTGATAGAATAGCCTATTTGCAATTTCTGTTTTTAATGAGTCAGGAAGGTTCGGATTAAACGTAGGCATTCCTTCTTTTGTTGTAACATTTCCGTTTTCTACGTTGGTTACATTGGTTTCAATATTATTGAATATCCTGATTTTACGATAATCACTGAAGTCAAGACTTACGTTGTTAAGTTCCTTAAACTTGTCTTCTTTCTCATTATATGTCTTAATCGTATTATATACCGTCTCATTTAATTCATGAAAATTCTGTAGACCATTTTCATATAGTTCACTTAAGTTGTCTGGGCTTGTTTTGTCTGTCAGTAAAAGAAGATATAGATAGTCCGCATCTGAGCCGTTTTCCTTAAAGTCAAAACACCTTTGTTCGCCTTCCTTGTTGTAAAGCAACGAAAGCGACTCATACAGATTATCATACCATTTCTTATATGAGGAGTCCCTTAATTCCTTAAGCTCCTTTATTTCTATTTCATGATTTGCCTCCTCATATTCTACGGTTGTTGTTTCATCTTCTGGTCTTCCAGTTACAATTAATTCGTTATATTTTGTAACAATGTCACACAATGTAGGCATCTTCTTATGTACTTTTCCAGTCTTGTCGTAGACGAAAAACTCACCGCTTTCTACCTTTTCGTTCCAGTAGTCTTTTCCTTTATAATCAGAATATGGTGCTGCCATAAGAGCATCCATTGAAACATCGGTAAGGAAAGAATAGGCGTAACCTATGAATCTGGTAGTAACCTCAAAGTCGCCAGTGTCTGAATTGAAGTTCGTATCGAATTTATCACACATTACCTCATATGCGACTGGTTTTCCGTAAAATCCTTTGAGGTATATCGTGAATTTTGGTAACGGCATCTTAAAGAAACATTGAAAGAAAGATTGCGCAACGTTATGCTTGTCAATTCCTTTAATTCCATTGTATACGTTTGTTCTTGCCAATTCCTGTGGTTGGAATATGGACATTCCTCGTACATCTGTAAACACAACGGTAATAATAGGTACGCAGCTCCTCTCATATTCAATATTCACCGACTTGATTCCAACCATCTCGGTTGTACCATAATTAACCAAGTCCCCAACATACATGTCTGCATAATATGTTGTTAAGGCATCATACGTGTTTTCAAGTCTTGGAGTCCTTTTAATTCCATCTATGTTATATTCTCCAATCTTTGTTCCACCCATAAAGTTGACGTAATCTTGTTTTCCGTTTCCGTCATTTCTCCATTGCATAATGAGTACTTCGGAAAGCTCCTGTGACATTGTTCCAACCTTGTCTCTACTACAAACCTCAACCTCAATATTCATGGCAATACAATAGTCTTCGAGGCGTGGAGAACGCTCGAATGTATCGTTTACTGCCCAACCATCCTTGATTGGTTCCATGTTAGGTTCTACGTATGTGACTGATGCATGTGCTGATGGCATAAATATCCTTAATCTAAACCGTATAATTTTACAAATTTCTGTAATTCGTTCTCGTAACCCTGTATTGCGGATTCAAGTGGATATGGTATCCTTAATTTGGCGCCATTTTCAATTTTAAACTCCTGAGACCCGTATTGAGGGTTTGCTTGCATGATAAGCCAACCATAATTAGGGTTGTTATAATATTGATATGACAAAAGGTCAAGTCTCGTCCTTCCTGTTTTATAATAAGTAAAACAGTCAGTTGGAGACTCTGGAACCTTTATAAACGGGACTCTTTTGTGCGCTCCGTCAACGATAAATGATTTATATCTGCTGTATGCCACGTAATCAAAATTTATTTTTTTTTTTATTCAAAAGTCTTTTCAAAGTCACTCACCCTTTGTTCAGACTGTGTTGTTTCAGCATTGCTGACGGTTGAATTTTTGTTAAACTCATTTAACCACCTTGCCATTTCTTCTGTGTCAATTGACGGTTTGTTATGATTCTGATTTGGTGTATTAGGATATCTATATCCCTTGAACTTTATTTCCTTACCTGTCTTCTCTGGGTCATATTCAACCATTTCAGCCCTGTTATCATATACGCCTGTATTCGCATAATAATTGAACGAAACAGCGTTCTGTAATCTTGATATAGGACCAGCAAGGTCGCTTCCTCCAAGGAACACAAAACCTATTGTTATGTTTGCGAACATCGGCATGACTCCTATTCCTTCTGGATTTAAATCCCATTGTGGTTGCTCATAGTTGATGCTGAGGCTGTTTATGATAATCTTTGTATAATAGAAATCTCCTAATCTTAGCACACACACTGGCGGTCTTCCAAACGCAAGATTATATGCCGTACCAGATTCAAACGCACTGTTCTCAACCGTAGAACCTTGTCTTGTACATTGATGAAGGAATGTTAGCCTTGCGTTGAAACCTTCTGGGCTTATCGAGTGGAACGCTGGGTCAAAATATTTAACTTTGTCTGTGATGAGATGATGCAGGAAAGGTTCATTTCTCTCAAGTAGTTTAAAGAATTCCCCTTCATTATCATATCTCTCACTTAGGTCATGCTTTGTTTCTATTATAGTGTTTCCAGAAGCATCTGTGTAGGTTATACTATCTTTTCCTTCCATTCCCCTGTCAATAATCTTCTGTATCTCTTTGTTGTTTTTATATATATTTCTAGCAACTTCATCTGCGATTGAAAATAGGTTCTTTGATTGTTCTTTATTCTTTACTTCAACCCTTTCAGTCGTTATTACTTGTTCCATCACGCCACCTTCTTCTCCGTCCTTCTTTACCCATTCTGTCATTGGTAATTCGTTGGTTGCTGCGTTCTCAACAGACTTTTCGTTATATTCAATTACAACAGAAGCGCTTCTCCAAATCTTTACAAGTTCTTCATCTAATTCGCCAACATTGACCCTGATATCCTTTGGTTGATTCTCTGAGTCAACTATATTCATTTTAACATCCTTAAGTATGTTAAAACCTCTCAACCATGAAAGCAAGGTGTTTGCCCTATTTTTGGCAAGAGTGTTATTTGAGTTTCCATATCCCTGATATGATGCGTGTCCTTCTATTTCAATTTTAATGTCGGTGAACCTATCCTTGTTTTCAAAAATTTCCCTTACCAAAGCAACATTATCCTTAGAGGCTGGCGTAACGACATTGTTACTTTCGCCTTCAAGCGCAACAAACAAATCAGTAAAACTTATCAGTTTAAATTCATCGCTATCATCCTTTATACCGAAACTATTATTCACATTAGAGTGTCTTCTTACATCCCCAAAACCGCTACCATTAAATCCGTATGAATTACCGTCAATATAGCTGTTTGAATTGGAGAAATCTTGAGACTCATATGCCTTATCACACCTGTAATAATATCTTCTCCTATACCAAAGGTGTGTTTTACCAGTTAAATTAGCCGCATTTGACGCTTGACTTAGGCTCTGTGCTCCAGAACCAACTATCTTGGCAAGTGCGTATGATTTTGTCCCATATCCAGCAATAACCTTTTCACCATTACTTGCTGTAATGAACTGGGCTTTCTTCTCATATGTTACTGGGTCTGCAAACGATTTTCTTATTGTTGCCGCGTTAGCTTCCAGCACCCCGTCAACATTTGAAACTCCTCTGGTTGTGTTTCTCTTAACTTCATAACCAGGTTGACAAATATCACCACTTAACATTGGTAATTCACTTATAGTCGTTGGTATACTTGCCCTGTCAAGATTTTTCTTTGTTGCAATACTACCACAATTTGGACACCTCAAATTCTTAAGATTTTTACCACCAGTAACTGTTTCTCTTAATTCATCTTCTGTTGGATACCACTTATGACCGCATTGTAGGCAAACAGACTCAGTAACATACTCTTGTGTACCTATGCCATTCATCAGATAATGGATAGGATTGACTTTACTTTGTTCTCCAGAGTCATCTACACCACTATAGTTATTAGGATAATATAATATAGCAACAATTTTCTTCGGAATCGGTTTAACCTCATCTGCTGCTGGAGGTGTTGGTTGCGGTTCTTTTGGCTTGGGGTCTTCTGGTTTCGGTTCAACCTTTCTCGTCCAATATTCTTGTGGTTTTGCACTTAAAATATCACAACCAGCGAAAAACCTTAACAAAGTCTGTTCTTGATTATCTATTCCATCTACACCGTCAGTGTTTCCTGGAAGAAGTGGCATTCCTTGATTTGACATTTCTTTTTCACGCCCAGTCCAATAGTCAATTATTGCTGGATGGTCAATTAATAGTGTAAATGATAAATCGCCTCTTCTTTCTGTGTTCTTGTATGTATATATGTTTTCTCCTCTTCCTATAAATTCATTCTGATTCCAATTAACAGCAACGTTTTCACTAAATGTGATGTTATACGGTGGAAACCACATAATCCTTCCACCAAGAGGACCTTTTTGTTCAGCGGATAGCCCTTCTGGTTCAAATTCCCCAAACTTTGAGTTATTTGTGTCCTTCCAGGCTAGGTTCTCAATTGAAAACATACACTTCTTTATGGAAATCTTGTTTTCATCACTGTTTCCATCAACCTTTCCGTCAAAATAATCCTTAATTTTAGCTGTTGGGGCTATGTTGACCATATTGTTCTTATAATTCAGAACACCATAATCATCAAGTCTCTTACTGCCACCACTGAATTTATTTCCCTTCTTGTCATCATACGGTGTCGTCCTAAAACCAACGAAATCAAAATCACCACTCTTTTCAAGGCTCTCAAGTTCTTCCTTGCTATTAGCATCGCCAAACGGTCTTATTGTATCTTCAAGTGTGTGATATTGGTGATGATAAGTCCATACTCTACAATATGGGTTGTCATAACCATTGGGACTGTCTGGTGTTATTTTTAGAAGATTTCTTCCATGCGACATTCCGTATGTGTTGCTTATCGCTGTCTGTGTCGGATTATTTGGGTCTCTTGAATCCTCAGAATTGGTATGAAACCTTGCAATAAGTGTCTTATACTTTCCATGCGTAAAGTTGTCGTTTGTCTTTTTTATCAGGTCACACCCAGATAGGTGAGGACCATACGACCTGATTTCCCCAGTCCTTGTTCCAGTATTTGCCTGTAACTGTCCGATTTCCTTATTGTTGTCGTGGTCATCATTTGACTCCGAATAATGGATACTGATATCTTTACTTCGCGTGGTCTCAAACACCATTTTCGGAAACCACTTGTCAATTAAGAAGTTAGGGTCGGTATCTGGGTCTGCGAACCTTACGGTTGGCACTTCTTTATAAAACGTAAACTTTGGGCAATCATATTCATTGTTCATGACATACGTGCCCTGCATGTAATTTCTCCTTACATGGTCAAAAATAAACGGATAATCCTTACCGAGCAAGCTGACTGGTTCTCTTCCAAGCGCCTGTACGATAAACATAATATCACTATAAGAATCCTGCATTCCAATCGTTCTTGATATGAAATCACTATTCGATAAAACTTCAGATACCGAATTCATAACAGATTTACCAAGATTCTTTAATGTGGTGTCCTCTAATCTTGCCATATACAAAATATAAACGATTTCTTATTTTTTCTAAATGATTACAGTCTTCCTACCATTGAGCTGGATGTTGTCTGTCCTCTTCTGGTGGCAAGGTCATTCATGAATCTTCCTCCATTCATGTCGTTGTTGATTGATTCCTTGATGACATTTTTAAGTTGATTCACAAATGCCTGGTCTCTTAACAGAGATGCTGCACTGATATTTGTAGAACTATTTCCAGCGTCAATCTTAATTGTTCCAGAAATATTAACATTGAAGTCTTTGACTGTTATCTTATTTCCATTGACATTTGATGTATTTGTTCTTCCTGGATTATATATGTATTCCTTGGCACCAGTAGGCTTTGGCTTGACAAGTTCATGGTATTGATTTTTCGTGACCACCCTTTCTCCTGGTGTGAGCAAACCTAAAACACTGTCCCTTCCTGGTGTACCTCCAGTAACAATACCACCAGTGGCATATCTCTTTGGTTTTGCCCCTTCTTTTTCACCAAATATGAAGTCCGTGAGTTTCCCAAAAGGATTGTTCGTGAGCGCATTCCATGCTTTCTTTACCAGTTCTACTGGGTGCATTATATTCTTGGCAATTCCCTCAATAATACCTATAAATGCCCTGAACGGTGTTGTTATCGCTTTAAAGGCAACTTTTAATAAACCACCTCTTTCAGATAGTTTATCACTCACCCAAGAAACACCCTCAGACATTTTTCCACCTACCCATGATAAGCCTTCACCTATTTTACTTCCAGCATACTTGATTCCTTCCCATGCACCATTTGCCATATTCTTCGTATAATCCAAGAAATTTTTATCTGCGTTTTCTGGTAAACTCTTCCAAGTATCATACGCACCTTTAATTGCACCAACAGCAGCACCTATTCCAGTACCTATAGGACCGAACATAGAACCCAATGCACCATACTCAACGGCTGTGGAAGCCATTTTTCCTCCATAATGTAAAACACTTCCTTTATTCTCTGGATTTTTTTCATAATATGAATCTATGGCAGCATTTCCTAGCGCACCAGCAAGACCAACGCCCATGCCTTTAAACAGACTACCTGGCTTTGCAAAATTCTTGAGTCCTTTACCAACCCATTTACCTACAGATTTAGTAGCCTTTGAACCGACATTTAATGCTTTCTTTCCTATTTTTCCAACACCTCTTGCTGCCTTTGAACCAACCTTAAAAGCGCCTTTTCCTATGCTCCATATGTCTTTCGCCAACATTATACCAAGCAAGCCCATTATTCCAGCACCTGCCCATTTAATCATGCCTTTGAAAGATTCATATTCGTCTTTTATTTCCTTCCACCATTCTGGCAGTTTTTCGGCAACATTTTTTGCAACGACACCTACTTTTTCAACAATTTCTTTTCCATGCTTATCTATGAAATTTTGTATTCTAGGCAAAACATTCCAATCAGTCAATACTTCACCAATTTTTCCAGTAATTGATGTCCATAGTCCCCTAAGTTGTTCATCTATGGATTTTAGCCTAGTTGCCTGCTCAATCATTATCTCAGAGTCGGACTTTCCGTACATGGACGTCATCATGTCCATTTCCTTCTTTCCTTCTCCAGACTGATAATAAGACATTTCGTGCCATTGCTGCTTCGAGTCAACCATTCCAAGTTTTCCATTCTGAATGGTTGACTTATTAATGAGCATGTCTCTCTTCATCTGGTCACCTCCAGACATTGCGTCAAGGGTTGTCCCGTAAGTATTCTCCTTATATCTGACCTCAGCTTGTTTCTTTGCCATTGATGCGGCTTCCTCGGCACTGATTCCCATGGCTTTCGCTATGCTTCTTACAAAGTCCATGTTCATTCCATTTATGTTGGATATGCCCTTGCTTGCATCGAACGTTGCATAGCTTGCAAGACTGTCGGACATTCTCTTTGCAAATGCCTCTGGGTCATAGTTTGCTTCGTATGCTGCCGCCAATGGGTTTCCGAACATGGCACCAGCACTTCCTCCAAGCATCTGTAATTGTGCGGCATGTTCTATTGCTTGGTCAAGTTGCATAAAATTGCCAGCAGCCGTCTCAACTGACTGCATGTTCACTCCAAGCTTCTCTGAAAGCATTGCCATTCTTGTAAGACCATCAACACCATTTCTGAATGACAGCCTGTTTGCCATTCCCAGGTTCTGAGAAATCTTCTGTGTCATCTTTTCGGCGTTAAGACCGCTCTTCATTGCAGTCGCATAACCCTTTGCAATGGCGCCTTGGACAGTGTCAATCTGGGCACCCATCTTGGTGACCATTTGTTCAGAATATGTGGAATTAACGCTTTCTCCAACAAGCCTATTGATTTGAATCATCTTTTCGGCTTGTGTGTCAGACAACATTAATTGTCTGGTAACAGCATTCTGTAAACTCCTCTCAAGATTTTGCACTTCGCTTGCAGCCAAACCATATTTCATACCAAGTTCTGTTGCTCTTGTCGTCAGAACCTTGGTATATGCGTTGGCTTGCTGAAGGGACATACCAGCAGACCTTGCAAACTTCATGCTCTCATTATGGTAGCTTGTCACCATACTGAAAGCGTCTACAAGAGTCTTACGCAGTTGCTGGAAACCCATGCTAATACTGCCACGGACGAGTCCCCATATTTTATCGGCGATAATCATGTTCTATATAGCTTTAATTTACAATAAATAGCTTTTTTTGTATTTTTTAACGGTTAATATTTGTTTATCAACACTTTTTGTCTTATATTTGTCATATAATATTAAAACAATTAAAGATGGTACTATTTGAATCAAAACTTGAATATCTTTTCAACGAATACAATAAGAAGTATTTCGACGGAATCCTCCCAGTTCCTTTCTTTAAGGTAATTCATAAAAAGAATACGTTCGGGAAATTCGAATGTGTGCTTGGGTGGAGAAAAATAACCAACCCTGTTATCATGGTAACGGATAAATATAATTTCACAGAAGAACAGCTTCGTGACATTATTATCCATGAAATGATACACTATTATCTGGCTTACACCAAGAAGGACAGGATTGTGAGACACGGAAAAGAATTTAAGAAAATGATGAATGATTTCAATCTCAATGAAGGGTTTAACATACAAATTACATACGACCCGAAAGAGTTTGAAATCGACAAAAATAAGGAAACAATTCTTGAAAAGGTTTCAAACTTTATTTTTGGACAATGAAGAAAAAGCAAATGGGTGAACCAATTAAGATTCACCCATTCTTTTTGTTATTCAAACACATCATCGCCAGTAACTCCCTGACTTAGATTTGTAAACATTGATATATCTGTACTATGACTTGTTGTGTTTCCTTCCATCGCAGCATTTCTAGCCTCCATGTACTCATTGTACTTATAGATGTAATATTTTCTATCCCTTATCGGCATCTTGTCAAGAACGTCGAAAGGTATCTTGATATACATGTGGCATTCAAACAATTCCTGTTTAAGGTTTTCCTCATAATTCGGATATATTAAGGAAAACAGAATCGTCCCAGTTAAGAAAGGTCTCAAACGAGCCACCTCCAAGACTCTCTGGTCTGTCAACCTTGAAAGTAAAGTCAATTCCTGGCTTGTTCTCGTTGATATATCTTCTAAGCATCAACGAATCCCTTGCTGGCATCATCTTGATAAACTTAGCTATATATTCCTTGTCTGTATTTCCGTTGACGGACATTATCTGTAATAGCATTGAATTCGTAATGAGGTTTGTGTGCTGATTACTGCTCTTCTCTTTAAGTCTCTTAGACCAATCCGCCATTGTCTTAATAGCCGCCCTGATGGTCTTTTTCTCCCCTTCTGTGATAATCTTATCGTTGTTCATTGCTGCAATAAGACTCTCCCTTTCAGAATCAAGCATGAATGCCTTTGCACCAAGCGCCTCAAGTTCGCTTATCTTTTGTAACGCCTTCTCTTCCTTTCTTGAAAGATATTTAAATTTAATTTTATCCTTTCTTATCGGGGTTTCGAAATCAAACCAACCATTCTCATCTCCAATCAGTTTAAAATCCTTCGGTTTGAATGTCGTAAGGTCTAAGACCGTTTCTATTTCCTCTCCAGTTTCTGGGTCTGATACCACCACTGGGAAATCAGCTCCGTAGCTTGTTGCTCTTAGCCAAAGAATAATTGCATCAATGTCACCAGAAACAAGCTCATCAACATTAATATCCTTATTGACAATCTTGTTCTTCAACAGAAAGTCAATTACGAGGCCATCCTTATAAAGGTTTGGTGAGGTTATGATATTTTCATCATACGCTGTAAGATATGCAACTGGAACCCTGTCTAGTTTATTGGCGTAACATTGCCCGTTGCTTGGAAGTTGAATTACATCATATTGAACATTTGTATCCACGTTGTTAAACGTGGTTGCAGCAGCTTGTACGGTTTCGTCCTGTACAAGATTTCCAAAACTTTCATGCACCTCTTCCATTTGTGCTGGTTCGCTTGATGTCGTTGCTACCTCGGTTGTCTGCTCATCATCCTTCAGGAAATCAAGTACCGATAAATCCGTACCTTGGAATAATGAAGCCGTGTTATCAACTTTCTTCTTTTTTTCAACCTTTTTCTCAAGGGCTGACGAGTCAATCGTATTGATATGTTCCACAACTTCATCTAATGCTCTCCTAATCTGTTTTGCAGCAGAAGTCTTTCCTGCTTTTTCGGCTTCGCTTATTGACCTTTCAAGCATCTCTTTATTCGATAAGAGCATCTTAAGTTCAACTTCCTGCTCTTCCGTTAATTTTTTGTTCTTATTTGCCATGACAATTAATTTTGTTTAATATCTTTTAACATTTCTATTCTCTCAATATATAAAATATATGAAGAATTGTGTAAAATATCAAGAATTTTACAATCAACCAATATCATATTGATTTCATCCCCTCTTTTATTTTGAAAAGAAATTCTAACATTCCTTGTTGGTTCGTTCGCAAAAACCCAATCATCACCATAAAAATTTGAATATTGGGTAATCCCGTTATGTTCATTCACCCACATTCTCAACTCCTCTTCAAATTCTTCTTCTGTTGAACCCATATCAAGTTCAAACATATATACTGTCGGTTGTTGACTAACCATGTTTGATATTAATGAATCAACTGTTTCATCTTCTCCATTTTCATTAAATATGACACAATCACATTTTGCATACGAGTATTTTTCTTCTTTCTGAGGCGTTTTTTGCCCAAACACGTATGTATTACCGTCAACACCAGAATAAAGGCTTCCAGAGCCTTCTAACATATCCAGAACGGAATTTGTAACAATATCTTTGTTCTTATTGTAATCTTCCGTCATGGCATCCATATACTCCTGGTCATTCTTATAATAATCACCTTTCATTGAAAATAAATCATCATTATAATCTGAATATTGCAGGTATATCTTAGCTTCCATAATATCTTTCTACTCTTTCATTCTTTTGGTTGAAAACCATTCAATCATTTATGGTTTCGAAATTTTATTTACGTGTCTTCGGCTTTTCTCTTCTTTAAGTATCATTTTTTCTTTTTCAATACCAAGTTTTTTCTTAAGTTCATTCATCACTGCTTTCGGGGTTTCCCTGATATCCTTCTCCCATATTCTTATAAGTGGAATCCCATGCATTAATGCCCATTTGTTCTTAATTTCATCCACACGCTTATTATGTTTCTGCATTGGGTTCATATCTTCCTCCTTAATGAGTCGTGGGTCGGAATGCCATTTTACCAGTAGCCGCCATCAATTTCGATTAAGAGATTGCATTGAGTGATATAAAAATCATACCAGCGACCAATACTTTTAGCCTCATACTGGTATATGTATTCAACACCCAACTTATCCAAAAATTCTTTGGCAAAATCTTCCTCTAATTTTGATGTTCCAAACAAGGGTTTATTCCTTGTCTTTTTTGCGGCTACTATTTTTGTTTGCTTTTGTTGTTTAATTCTATTGCTAGGTTGTTTCATTAATATACTTATATATTTCGTCTAATGTATAATTTTTCTTTGTAATATAGAACATTTTAATTCCGTGTTCCTCACATAGTTTTTTCTTAATTTTATCCCTTTTTTGTCTTATTTTAAAATCTTCTTCTCCTCCGTATCTTTTAATAGGAAGAAAATGTTGGTCACCTTGAACTTCTATCGCAAATTTATATTTTTCAACATAAAAATCCAAAAACAAGTTTCTTTTATATTTTAGCCAATCAAATGTCTTTTGTGGCTCAAACGCTATGCCACTTTTTTCTAAGCCTTTTCTTATGTTGGCTTCCATTTTACTTTTATTACCACAATTACAATAAGGGCAATTGGAGCCATTCAAATGGTTACTTGCGATTTGCCAGAACTCACCATGTTCGGGGCATATTATACAAACTTTAGTATGTGCATTTTTATATTCCACCTTTGAATAATCATATTTATCTCCATGAACCTTTCTGGCATCTTCTATAAAACGTCCTGTAGTTTTCTTAATGTTATTACCGCAATAAGGACAAGCATACCCTGTTAAATGGTCGTTTGGTCTTTGCCAAAATTCTCCATGAATTGGGCATATTATGCATACTTTTGTTTTATTACCGTTTATTTCCACTTTCGAATAATCATACTTATCTCCGTGGATTCTTCTGGCTTTATTAATGAATTCGTCTTTTGTCATCTTTGTGTTTCCATAACATTTACTACACCCAACTCCTCGTATATGGTCTGATGGCCTTTGCCAAAATTCACCATGTTCTGGACAAATAATGCAAACTTTGGTATTACTGTTTATGTACTTTACTTTTGAATAATCGTATTTGTTTCCATGTGATTTTTTCGCCTTTTCAACGAAGTCTTCTTTTGTATATTTTTTTGGCATATTAAACACTATTTTAATATAAATATTACTTTATTCCAAAATAAGGTTTAATATGCCCCATCATTTTCAATGATTTGCTGTATTTGCAAGCTTATTTGCTTGTTTCCTTCTCTTGCAAGTGCTCGTGCTTGTTTTTTTGTTCCTTTGTGATACTATTTTCATCTATAAAGCGACTGTTCTTTGTTCTTTTTCTTGTTGGAATACCAGGTGTTTCAAACACAACATCCTTATATGAAATATAAATAGTATTCTTCGTAAAGTCATCCGAACCATAATCCATTGGAGACCTTGCAATCGCGTTGTTAATCACGCAATCCTTATATATTTCCTTATACATAACATCACCACAAGAATTGAGATGTTCCACCGTAACGTCAAACTTCTTCTCATTCTTCCTAATATTTTCAAGTTCAATGAAAATCGGGATACAATTGTCATTAAGAAAATTATATGTTTGTAATATAATTTGGTCGTCAAATATTTCAATACTACGTACCATATCGCTTGGAATATCTAATGCGTGTACAAGAAACCTGTTATTTCTGGTACACCTTTCAAGATTATTCTGCAGCTCATCCAGCACTATATCAAAATCAGTCTTATTGTCTTCTGTACATGTCACATTATCATTGTATTGTGGATAATTGGTAACACTAACACTGTCACTATCTTTTAACTCATAACTCTTCGACTCGTTCAGTTGTTTAAGACTCTGATAATACTTTTGTATCTTTTCCTGTACTTCGTAAATATGCTTCGATTTCTCAATGCATTCGTCTCTTATTTCCCTGACATCCAAATATGAACCCTTTTCAAGGCTCTCTTCATATGTCTTATTCAACATTTCAAGCTCAATCTTGCTGAGTTTAAGCTCACGTTCAAGATTTTCAATGTAACCACCATCAAAGTAAAATTCGCTCATAACTAATTTAAACTATTGTTTTAGTATTATTTTCTTTATATTTTTCTTCTGTTATATTAATGTCAAACAACTTAACTTTCTTGAAATGTTTATAAATGAAAACATTTGTTAACCTTTCAGCAAGATATCCGCCTATCCTATATTGATACTCTACTGTGTTATTAGGATAAAAGTTCTTTAAATATTTGTCTTTATTCTCTTCAATTCTCTTCTCTATATCCAATCCAACAACATCAAGGTATTCATTCAATACAGTTTCAATGAATTTACAATATTCATTAAAATCATCTGTTCTCATAATAAACATATTACATGGAAATAACATTTTACTATTTAGCACATAAATAAAAGCATCATTATATTCTTGGTGTTTCTTTTCAACAATACTTTTAACAATGTCCATGTCTTCATGATTATGACATATTGCATATTGTTGATAAAGATTTACACTTAATTTCATTGGTTTGGCAACGATGGCATCACAATCCTTAAACAGTTCACCAATGTTTGGAACGTCATCCATGAATGACCAATATTTTCTATAATGACAAAATCCTATATAATCCTTCAATTGATAATTTTTATTAACATAAAAATAAGAAAGAATTTCCGAATAAAATGACCCCTTTAATCCATTTGGCGCAATATCACCATTAATGCTATTTGAATTAATGATTTTGTAGATTGGGTTTTTAACAAGAGGTTCAAATTCCTTATGTGTACAGATAAAGATATCTAAATTATCATTTGGAATATTGTTAATTTTTTCAATGTACTCTTGTTTTTCCTTTATCATCTCATTCATCTTGAAAAATTCATTTATAATGTCATGCTCCTTGAAGAAATCCTTATTTCCATCAGGATAACCTCTCTTGCTCTTAATCCTAACCCACTCATCAATTGTCTTCATTGGATAATGATTTAGCCATGCTGAGTCATAGTTATAAGGATTAAACGGAGACGTTCCATTACAATCTTTTCCATTTGCGTCACAGCACATTAATGGTCTGCTTGGTGTATGTGGCGTCCTTTCCCACCGAACATCACAACATCCCCTAACAATTGATTTCACGTGATAATTCTCTGGAATTTCATAAGTTTTCTTAAAGTCAAGAGGCATCTTCACCCTTGTGAACCTTTCCATTACTGGTCTCTCATCATACACCACAAGGTCATTATCATCATAGCATTTCCAATTAATATGGATTAAAGAAAAATCATCAAATTTTTCTTGAGATAAAAAGTCACATATGTTACTATATTCCTTCATAACCATGAATTCATCGCAATCAAAGAAACAAATCCAATCATATTCATCGCCATGTTTGTCATAGCAATCTTGGTAAGCCTTAAGCTGGCATACGGTCTTGTTTCTAAAATCAATAAGCTCAACAAAGCCATCATTGATATAATCACCAATGGCATCCTCAAAATACTCCTCACCATCATGGTTGTTATCATACAAGAATATTTTACCAATACCAAGGTTTTTATAATATTCAACATATTCCTTGATATATAGGTTTTCCATCCTACCAATGCAACATAATGCAACTTTCATAAATATAGTGGTTCTTTTATCCTTCTTTTATTCTCAATGCAAACGGAGGTATCGGTTCCAATGTAAAACAAGCGTTTATATAGTTGGAATTCGGGTCTATGTAGAACCTGTTACCGTTTCTTATCTTATCATATTCAACCTCAATCACAACGTATTCCTCATCAATATCCTTTCCCAGGTTAAATGTATGCGCTATTTCATCAACCATATCAGAAGGGTCTTGCATGAATAAATAAACCCTCTCTGGATGATTCGTGAACATGTTACCGCTCTTCGGCACGATTCCTTTCTTAAGTATCTTCTCAACAAGCCTCTTTGGTGTAACATGATACAATTCATTAGGGATGTCGTCATTGGAAAGAAGAACGTCAAACTTAGGTTCAAAGACGCAAGTGAACGGTGAATCAAGTCTAAGCAGTCTATCATACCCAAGCTCATTACCGTGTCCCAATGTACCTGCGAAATACCAACCGCATATATCCATTAACTTAATCACCCTATTGAAATATTCCTCACTTACGCTTTCCAGACCTTTGGTGAAATTAAGATAAATCTGTATCGGTTTATCGCCTGAAGAGTTGGTCTGCTTAAAGAAATATATTGGAGAAATCTTAATCCCATACTTAAGTATGTCATTGTTAAGAAGCACCTTCCTCGTATCGCTGTACGAGTATGTCTTTATAAGGCCCTCTGTAATGACTGCATTGGATAAAGCAGTTCTGAATACATCAGTTGAGAGAATTCTGTCCTTACTTCCAGTAAGGTTCTCAATCAAACTGTCTATCACATCCAGAACCTGTTCTTCAGTAAGCCTTATCTTCCTGTTGTGCACCATTTTTTCTTTAAAAAATAATTAAATATAAATAAAAAATAAATATATTGATGAATTTATTATGTATAACTTACTATACATATAAGCTACTACTATATATAACTATATAATTTATATTATTATATATAATATTATATATTAATTAATATATTAAATAATAAAAAAATGCCAGGATTCATTTAAA